CCGCTAAAAGTTCCGCTTAGTGCCTTACCAAGTTGGTCTCCAATAGTCACAGCCATCTCTTCAATAGATGACTCTATTTGTCTATTCATTGCCTGAACTAACTCCACATTCTTTTTTACCTCCTTTGGATCAAGTGAGATTGCGCCCATTTTTATCGGTGGAAATTTCAATTGTTTCGGAGCTTGCAATTCGCCTACAATTAAATTTATCTTTTGAGTCTTAGCAGTGAAATTAGTCGCAAATCCTTGCTTTTGGACATCATCTCTGACTCTTTTCTCCTCCTCCAATGCAGTCTTTAATTTGCGCGAATTATATGCAAGTGTTTTGTCAAAATTCGCCATAGATTCTTTATACGCATCCTCTTCGAGTTTCTTTTTATCATCAGCCGCCTTCTTATCTATATCTTTTATTGAATTTTGATACCCAGCAACCTTATTTTTCAATTCCAATAAGTTTTCTTGAGCTAATTTGTTTGACTCATTCGCCTTTTTTTGCATCTCTTCTGGGTCAAATAAAATATTCGCAACTGAGTTAGTCATCTTATCGAATTTTTCAACCAATCCAAAATGTTTACCAAGTGCTGAGCCTAATAAATCAACTGTCTTTAATATGAGGATAATCGGAGCGGATAATGCAGTTAGTATTCCTGTCAATATTTCATGGTTTCTTTTCGCTGCTTCGATTTGTGTTCGTGCAATATCAGCAGCTCCTTTCATTTCAATTTCATGAGCTAATAATGCCTGCTGAGTTGCTTGAATCTTTATATTTAAAATATCTCTTTCAGACTTACCTTGTTGTTTATATATATTGTCAGAACTTTCAACTATTTTTAATTGTTTATCGGCTTCAATCGCTTGTTTTTTGCTTACTTCTAAATGCTTCTCCTGAGCTGCTGTAACTCCATCAACTGCGGATGTAACTTTATCCCAATTCGCAGCAAGTAAACCGACAGCGACTACCAATAATCCAATGCCACTTGCCATCATTGCCTTTGACATTCCACTAAATAATGCCTTGACTTGAGTTCCCATTGCCGTAAATGCGTCTTTTAATTCGCCGAGCTGGTTAAGCCCTTGAGTAAATGCCATCATTCCTTGCAATTTAGCCATAGTTTTTTGAGCATTCTCGCTCTCAACTCCCATCGCTGCCATTGCTCCTTGAACTGCCATAAATCCACCCGCAACACCTTGTATAATCCCTCCGAGTGCTTTAAATTTAGCATCGGGATTTAACGCATCGATAGCCTTCCCAACATCACCCATCTCGTCCTTTAGATTAGCTGCTTTTTGAGCTGCTTTAATAAATTGTGGACTCATCATCCCGAACTCTTCCGATGCCCTTTGCGCATCTATTGTTGCGGCTCTGAGTTGTTGTCTCAAACTTGTGCCGGCCTTCTTCCCTGCCTTGTCTCCTTCATTCCCTACATTATCAAAACTTTGTTTGACCTTGGCAAGCTCGGTATTCATTGTCTCGACAGATGCCTTAATTGAATCACTCAGTTTTTGGTCTGTTTTAGCAATCGAATTGGCAAAATCAGCCATCATTTTCCCAACTGCCGCGAGTGATTTCTCAAGCGGAGTAAGTGTTGCAACGAGCGATATATTTAAACTTCTGCCTGCCATTATAGTAGTCCTTTACTTTTTAATTCTGCCTCAATTTCATCGTACTTTTTCTTCGTCAAATTTACTTTTTTCTCGTCATTATCCCAAGCGAATTGAATCAAATCAGTTGGTCTAAATCCTTTCTCCGTGAGTCCATTTGAAATCATGATATTATATGTCATAAATCTCAATTGCTCCCATCTTTCCTTCCTCTGTCCTTCATATCCTTTTATATAATTATTCCACTCGCGCGGAGTATAATTATATATTTCATTATGCTTTAATCCTAACTCATAAGAGATGGTCTCAAGCTCATCGAAATTTACAAGCTCACCCTCTTGTCCTCGTTTGGGTCAACTTCCTCCGCCTTGCCCTCTTCAATCTTAGGTGCTTCATAACCCATCGATTTGCTTATCGCTTCAACTAAAATAGTCATGTCTTTTACATCAACTGCTTCAGCGAATTGTTCGTAAGTCAAATCCAATTTGCTTCCTTCGCGACCAGCACCGGAAACTATTCCTTCAAATACGACTATGCAGAAAGGCTCAAATCCACCTTCGTCAATGTCTGAAAATAGTTTTGCAATGTTAGTAATTTTGTGGTCTCGCTTCAATCTCGCAAGTGTTCCAAATGTCAACGCAAATGGATAATCTTTCCCGTTGATTTTAATTGTTTGTGTCATTTTATATAATTGTTATTGTGTTTAAATTAATATATATATTGTTAAAAAAAGCGGCAGGAAATAACTCAATACCCCCACCGCCCAATAACAACATATATAATATGCCGAGTTCTTAGTAGCCTGCTTCAACAAGTTCGCCATCGCACTCAAACGAGGCACCGAATTCTACATTACCTTCAACCTCTGCGGCTTGGTCAAGTGCTGTGCAGTAAGCTGTTGCGGTGTATTTTTTACCTACTCCTGAATCTGTCTGAGCAAATACAACCGTCAATGGTGTGCGATTGTTTAATGCTGTGTTTAGTTGTGAGAATCCTTGAGGTGATGCAGTAGGATCAAGCAATCCTTTAAAGTCAAAAGATGCACTCATCAACCCTTCTGCTAACTCTCTATTTCCGTTTGAATCTTTAGTAGTCGTGTCACGAGGTGACATTGAAAATTTGAGATTCGCACTCTTACCGTTGGCGATTACGCCAGTACCGATAAATAATTTTATTTTTGTTCCGTTTAAAATTGCCATGTCTTATATATAATTATGATATTGCTCCTGTGATTTCAAATGTTGCATCAAATTCAACAGAACCTTCAAGCTCCCCTGATTGATTTAGAGATGTGATATACGCATTTGCTGTGTATGTAGTTCCGTCTTGGTCGTATACAACCTCGAACATAGTCCTGGTTGAAGCGTATGACCATAAATCTACAAATCCGCAAAAAGCATTGTAAGACAGCAATCCTTTAAAATCGAATGAACCCGATTTAATCGCTTCGGCTGTTCCTTTCCATCCTGCTGAATCCTTGGTGGTGGTTTCACGAGTTGCCATGCTGCGTTTAAAATTAGCAGTCTTCCCAAATGATATTGTGTCACCATTAGCCTTAATGATGCACGATGTTCCGTTTAATATAGTTGCCATTTTTTTATTTTATTTTTTTCTTGTTTCTTTTTTTGGTTGCTTGTCAATAGCATTTTCTGAATCATCTTCAATCTTTCCGAAGTCAAATAAATATGGTTTTATTTTATCGACATCAGACTTATGGACATCAATTGAAGTACCTGCCTTCAGGACTCTTCCTGATGCTGTTGTATAATCTTTTTTAAGTATATATATCATTTTATTATCTATTAAATCTTACTATATAATCTTGACTAATTGAATACTCTCCAAATGTTCCTGCTATCATTGTGAAGTCTAAATCTTGTTGGTCTTGGAAGAATGCTTTTTGAATATTTCCACCTGAGTAATAATCAAATCCATTTCGTATCGTTTCGCTTATACTATTCACTCCTGTTGAACTTGTTGAATATATATTTATCTGAAATCTCGAATCGTCTGTAATCGATGCGCCATCCTTCGTATTGTTTGGGCCTGTTGAAATCTGATTAAATATCACGCAAGGCATATTATAATTGGTCGTCGGTCGGTTCATTTGATAAACCGAAACACCTGTACCAAGTATAGTTGTCAATGCGCCGAATATCTCAGATTTTATACTCATGCTTCGAATTTTTTTACTACTAAATCGCCTAAACTTTTTTCCATTTGATTCAATATACTTTCTTTATTTTCATCGAATGCTTTCCTAACAAATGATCGTGGAGCGATAACTTTCCCTCCTACATGCGTGAATCCATATTCAACTAAATTCGCATGGTTTCCACCGCCTTTCCCATATTTAGGACCGACTACTTTGTAATTTTTTTTCTTCGGTTTAAATTCTTGAATTGAGTTTCTTAAATTTCCGGTAACATCATGCTTGATGTTTCCTTTCATCGCACTAATTAAGCTACTTGTCGGTGATTGTAATGCACCTTGCACCTCGTCACCACTTGGTAAGCATCCAATCAATGACTTCATTAATTCATTTATTCCTTCGACTGCCATTATCGTTTGATTTGTGCATCTATTTCAAATGCTACCTTTCTACCATATTGAACCGCCTCTTGAATGCTTAAAATAGTATAAGTTTCATCCATGTATTTTAATAACATTGTATCAAGTAAATCAACTGCATACCCATATCTTACTGTGAAGATTAAGGTATCTACTCCTTGCTTCCTATCGTTAGTATATTCTTTACCTGCTGGACTTGAATTAGCTACTTTTGCCCACATAGACTTTAAAAATACTTGAGTCACATCGAAACCTCCCTCATTATTTGGAGTCTCAACATAAGTGTATATGTCTATCTTGCGGTCGAGTTTGCCTATGTTCATTTAATATACTCTAATTTTATATGGGTTTAAGAGCCATTCAGATGTCTTTGGAACTTCTGCGACTGACATACCTATCTGAACATCTTGTCTATTCTCATACCAATGCGCACCCATCAATTTAATTGCGGTTTTAATCGCTTCCGGGATGATATTTTCTGAGTCGAATACGTTCCACCTTGTCTTGTATACAATCGTGATTGCGTTTAAAACATCAGTATTTAACGTTGGTCGAGTAATCAATTTGATTCGGCCTACTTCATTATAGATATCGAAATTATAATCAACTCCGGTCGACATTGCTATATCATTACCATCGCCATCTTTATACGAGAATGATTCAACTTTCCAAACCGGTCCGCGAACCAAATAAATCACGCCATCATCCGGCCATACTTGGTCACTAAATGATATTGTATTTTCGTTTAAATATCTCCATGTAAATGATTCAACTTCGTACTGAGCGGCCAATAATAATGCTTCTATATAATCATCTTCCTCTGTGAATGATTGCTCAATTTTTAAATGAGCTTTCATTTCAGCCAAAGTGACTATAAGCGCATCGTGTTGCTCTCTGTCGGTGAATTGATATGTTCCGGTTATCTTCATGTAGTTTATATATTGCCCCGACTTCGACATCGGGGCTTTATATATGTTTAGGTTAGGCTGTCAAGCAACCTGTAAGAGTTCCGATTGCGGTTGGTTGTTTCAATGCTGAGTCAACGTATTGGTTTACGGTGATTGCAATTGAACCGGCTCTCGCGATTGCAGCAGAGTTAGTGTCAATTAACAACTCGATACCTCCGAATTGACCGATAACAACTTGAGAGAAGTCACCGAATACCATTGAAGAACATACCCCTGTTGAAGTACCTTTATCAAGGTTAGAAGGTAAGTTGGTAGTTGAGAATGCAGGATAGCCATCAATCACATTTTGGATTCCTCCGAAGTATTGATTGTAAGCCAAAATCATCGCACCGCTTCCGCTATCAATTACGGTTTGCTTCAATTTAGCAACTAATTTTGGATTCAATAAGAATTTACCATTAGTCACATCAGCATTGGCAGATTGAACGGTTTGAACAAGTTCCAAAACTTTTGCTAAAGTTGGAGCAAGTCCATTTGTACCCATTGATACGGTGCTAATTCCTGAAGTGCCCAAGATACCTGTTGGCTTATTCGAACCATCGCCATTGATAACAGCAGCTTCCAATGCGCTATACATTGACTTCATGATGTTGCCTAAGATGTAATTCTCGATTGAATTGTTGGTTTGAATCATCAATTGGCGAGAGATGTTTGTAGCACCTACAAGCAATTTAGGACTCAATGAACGATTGACAACCGTAGCATCAGCAGGCGATTGAGTTCCGGTCTCAGTTACCCAAGATGAACTTACCGCTGTGGTGAATCCTGGGAGGTCTGTGAATGCAGTCAACCCGGTTAAGCGTTGCACACCTAATTGGTCAAGCACTGAGTTTGGAAACAATGAATCGAAAAATCCAAGTTTCTCAGTTGGCACGAAATATCCACCCGCAGATGGAGTTCCTACGTTCATCGTTCTTGCTTCTTGCTTTCTGAAAGCTAAAGCGTCAAGAATGTTTGATGACAAGTAAACACCTTTAGGTGCGCTTCCACCAATCTCGCGAACTTCTTTTGCAGACTCATCGATAAGTTCTTTTTCAAGTCCATCGATTGAGCGACCTTCAGCCATTGCCATGATAGTTTTGTTCAATGAGAATTTTCTCATCTCTTTCTTTTCAGAATTGTCACCTTCGGCCGTCAATTTGCGAGGATTTGAGTTGCGTTGTTCAGCTTTCTCAAGCAATTTGATATCAGCATCAGCCGCATCAAGTTTCGCATCCAAATCAGCCATCTTTGTTCTTTCTTCAGTCGTGATTGTGTTGTCTTTCAACTTAGCAAGCAAACCATCAAGTTCAGTTGCTATAAGGCCACGAGCCTCTTTTTTTTCTTTAAGTGTGTTCATTTTTGTTGTATATAATTAAATTAAATTAATTTGCGTTGGATTTGTTTGGCCAAGAATAAATCATCAGCCTTGCGTTGCTCATTTAAAGCGTTCTTAGCCGCTTCGATTTCACTCTTGGCATTTTGTACCGACCTCCCCATTACGGTAGTATCAGCATAGGCAGGGAATGTCACAGGAGATACATCGAATAACTCTTGGAATTTCAAGATAGTTCTTTTGCAAACTTCCTTATCTGTTTCCTCGTTTGAGTACATCTCCACTTTATCTTCTTTTACTTTGAATGCAAATGAAGATTGTGAAATATCGCCTCTTGTGATTGACTTATATAAGTCTGAGTGAGCCATGATTGAAGTGTCAAGCATGCACTCATAGAATAATCCTGAATCATCAACTCCATAAGTCAATGTCCCTGCACCTGAGCGGCCAAGTATTTGATTTGAGTCGTGATTAAATAAGCATCTCACATCGTTCTCAAGCACATCATCAAATGCACCTTTAGCAATTATCTCTTCATAGGATTCGTTTTCGCTTTCATATAATATAGTTGCTACCTCAGTCAATGCCGCATAGCCTTTAATATAGACATTTGATTCAGGCTCGCCATCTTGAGCGGCTCTTGTTTCAAATGGTTTTTTTGAAGTCAAAAAGAATCTTCTCTCTGCTCCGTTTATTTCTTTTATATAATCTTTTTCCATTAGTTTTTTGTTGCGGCTTTTGGTTCAGGAGTCTTGGTTGGATCGGTTGTAGTTGAATCGACAGGTGCCGGTGGTGGGATTAATTGTCCATCATCACCTACCATTGCCATGTTTAAAGGTTTATATAAGGCATCTCCGCCTTCAACTCTGTTTAAATTTTCTGCACTTCTTACTTCGTTTACTGAAACAACTCCGTCAGTCAATAGTGTGTGCCAAAATTGAGCGCGCGCTTGTTGATTGCCTCGTAATAATTCAGCTACATTGATATTTATATAGTGGTCTTTTTGTTGTTTTTCGGTCAATAATTTCGACTTCAATTCCATTTCAATCTTAGTTATCCAAGGTTGTAATGTGTCAACTATATAATCAATATTTTGCTCCTCAATATTTGAGAATGTGGCCTTGTCTAAATCTTGAATCTTGTGAAGTGGAATCCTTAATACTCGAGCAATTTCAACTACTGAGAACTTTCGGCTGTCTAATACTTGAGCCTGTTCAGCATTGATAGTTATCGGATTGTATTTAGTGCCACCTTCAAGTATTGGAGTGTGACCTGAGTTTCTTGCTCCTGCCCAATTGCGAATTGAATCGCTCAGTCTCTTGTATGCAGGCTCATCCAATGTCCCTTCAACAGTAAGCGTACCGCCTAAATTAGTGCCATTTTTATAAAATGAATTTGCAAAGTCTTGACTCGCCATTGCACCACCGTAAACATTCGATAAGAATACAAGTAGTGGAATACCTGCTATTGAGTCCATGCTCAATCCCTTGATATGTATAATATCATCGGATGAGTAAAATCCTTCTTGCATCCAATATCCCATAAAATTATTACCTAATACTTGATAACTAATTGTATCATCTTGACTCACCCAGATAGTGACCGCTTCAGGTGCGATTAGTTTCAGTCCAATCGGATTATAATAATAATCTCTGATTATATAAGCGTAGGCATTCCCTTTTAGAATTGCTTGACCTACTAATGACGAAATAAAATCAAATGGTATCAACCCTCTCATAGGTCTAACCTTTAGCAAATACGCCACACTCGACTCATCGATAGTCAGTTCGTGCTTGTCTCCATCGGCTTCTTGCTTGTATACTCCGATTGGAAGTTTAGCAATATCATCAGAGATATTTCTAACCGTGGCATATACTGCCGATAATCTTAATGCTGTCTGTGGAGTTACAACATTCCCGGCATCGGATACTGATGAGAATATGTTAGTCGGTTGTCCAATTGAGTTAAGTGGCATCTTAGTCGATGCCCTTTCCTCGTGTGCTTTGCCAAAATTTAATGAGTATTTACCGATGCGAATTTCCACGCATCAATAATATAAATATAAAAAAGTTTTATAAAGTCCTTAAAATTACCTCTTAAAATGATTGATTGCTCGCTTCCTTGTAATCATAATTCCATGCGACTCTTCACACGAATTTTTGAACGACTTATAATTGATAAATCTTGACCGGCCAAACAACCTCAAATATTCTGCATTGATTTCAGCATACGCTACCGGCATCTTCAATTTGTTTTCGATTGCATGGTCTTTCACCACTTGAGCGAAGTGGTGGATATCGTTCAATTTAAGAATAAATTGAGGATATGGCTTTTGATTGATATACCTATTCTTCATTTCTTTCTCTTAATAATTTTGACAAATC